CGCCATCTCGCAAGCCAGATTGTAGCGGAACGCCCGCAGATAGCCCGGCGGAAACGTCAGTTCGGTGGCCAGCAGCGCAGGCTTGGTCAGTTCCTCCACGGAGATGAAGTGCCACTCCAGCGCGCGCGTCGGGCGCGGGTAGATGTACATCTCCACGTCGGGGAACGTGTTGTTGACGAAGATCACTTGCGGGAACGTAGAGGTCACGGTCTTGACCGCGATCCCGTTGTACTGCTGCTGATTGATGAATTTGATGCCGTAGCTGATGCCGGTGCTGGCGTCACGGAAGTAGGTGCTGTCGTCCAGCAACACCGGGCGGTTGCCGACGAAGTCGCCGGTTGGCCCCAGTGTGCGCGACAGCAGGCCCGCGGGCCATGTGAACACCTGATCCTGCGTGGCAAAGACCGACAGCCGTTCTGTGTTCCAGCTATCAATCATCTGGTTCATGGCGGCCAGCGCGTCTTGCGACGTTTCGGCTGACGGCGTTTCGCCTTCGGCCAGGACACCCAAAAGCCGCAGTGACCCGTTAATTATTTCTCCGGCGTTGGTCATGCCGCAATCTCCGCGTGCGGCCACCGACGACCGCGTTTTATATCTGATACGGTTTTCTGTGATATACCATATTGAGCGGCTATGCGAGTTTGTGGGCCGTCCGCGCTTTTAATCGCTAAAACTTGTTCAAGAGTTAATTTCGACCAAGGCTTTGGCTCGTTCGGCGCCCACTTGCGGTTGCCCCATTTATGGCGCCCTTTTTGCATTTTGTCGGCCATGTTGTCGGCTTGCGAACCTTCAAACAGATGGTCTAGCCGCACGCATTTCGGGTTATCACAGGTATGAAGAAGATGTTTTTTGGGATACGCGCCGTAGGCTAAAAACCAAGCCGCGCGGTGTGCTAACTTAGTTTTGCTGTTATCGTCGCGGACTACACCGTAACCATACGCATTGACCGCGCGCGTCCATTCTAAGCATCCAGTATCTGAAGTAGATACAGACGCTTCAAATTTATCGCGCAGCGTCGTCATTGGTCAGTCTTCCTGCTTTGCGCGGGGGCGTCCGCGCCGCTTTGGTGCCGCCATCTCGTTGACGATCTCATCCTCGTCATCGTCCGTCACCACAGATGACGTGTTCACATCATAGCGTTCCCAGCCGTCAAATGCATCCAAAATCGCTTCGTCGTTGGAGATCGCGACCTTGGCGCCGTGCGTGGGATGAACCATGTAAATGACGGTCATAAGAAATCCTTAAAATGGGCGGCCCGAAGGCCGCCCACTTCGTTAGGCGCAGTGGATCAGCGCAAAGTTGATCACAACTGCTTCCGACAGCGTGCCGCCGGAAATGTTACGCAAGGTGATGCTGACCGAACCGGCTGACAGCGAGTTTGCAAACACGTTGTACGAGCCAGCGGTAGCCTGACCGCCAGAGATCGTGAGGATCACGGTGTCGTTGGCCGAGATCAAGCTGTTGTTCAGCGTGAACGTGGCGTTGGTGGCCGTGGCCAACGAAGCGTTGTTCATGGTGATGCGACCAGCCGACTTGTTCAGCGTGACCGCCGTGCTTTTGTCCGTCAACTGCGTGACGGTGCCTTGAGCCTCTGCGGTGTAGCCAAGCTGTTCGTCGGACAGAATGAACTGAGCGCCGACGATGTCTTGGTCAAGGAAGGCAACGCCGATGGATTTGGTGTTCGCCATTGTCTGTCTCCTGAAAAGGTAGCCCCGACCCGAAGGCCGGGGCTAACCCATTAATTGACGCGGTACAGCGTCCAAGCGCCAACGTCAGACTTGCGGGCGATCATGGTTGCGCCGGTCGTGACCGGAACGGTCATGGTCAGCGAACCCGTCACCGTCCAGCCGGTGCCAGCAGCGATAATCGCGGTGCCGGACGACGTGCCGAGGTTGACCACACGGAACACGAACGACGTGCCAACCTTATCCGAGTTGGACAGGGTAGCTTCCAGCAGCGCCACGGTCGGCAGCGTGTAGGTCTGCGCCGTGGTGGCACCGCTGCCAACCAGCAGGATGCCGTTCAGCACTTGGGCCGCAGTCAGGGTCGCGGTCGAAGCAACCGAGAGCGGAAGCGGGATCGCGTCGATAAGCGGTTCGTTCAGGTTGCCGTCGCCGACCTGATAACCACCGCCGCCATTGGGGAGAGCCATTGTAGAATCCTTTCAAAGAAGTTGGCCCCCGGCGAACCGGGGGCCGGTTTCAGGTTAGCCCCAGATGCGGCAAGCCATCTGCGGACGGATCGTGCTGTAGCCATACAGAACGTCGATGCGGCAAGGCATACGGTCGTTGTTGATGTCGTACTGACGAACGATACGCAGGCTGATGCCGTTATGCACCTGACGCGACGCCATATCGACACCCTGCGGCAGCAGAAGGTCGGCGGTAGCGAAGGTGATGGCGTCCTTGTGGTACACCAGGTTCTGCGCGTACTGGGTGCTGGCGGCGCCCACGAACACGACAGCCTGCGAAGTAGCCGGCAGCGAGTTCACAGTGGCCAGCGCGTTGGTAGCCGAGTAGATCGGCGCAACGGTGATGTTGCCGGCGCCCGAACCATCCAACGTGACGTTGGCCAGCGCGACGAACTGGAACAGCGAACCAGTGCTTTCACGGGTCTGCGGGTTCACAGCAAAGCAAGCGTTCACGGTGAACACGTCGCCGGCACGGACGGTAGCCGATGCACCAGCGCCGGTGATGGCGATGGTGGTGGCGCCTTCAGCCGTAACAGCCGCCGAGGTCGTGCCGCCGGTGGCGGTACGCGAACCAGTGGTGTGCTGCTTGATGGACTGCGACATGTTGATTTCTTCGAAACCAAGCACGCCGGTGCCCATCATGCCGTTCTTGAACTGCTTGCTGATGGTGTCGGTCGGGTTGAACAGGCCCTTCATGCCTTCAACCAGGCCAGCGTTGGCAGCCGGGTTGACCGTCGCGTAGCGCGGCGACATCACGGCAGCGTTTTCGTTCAGCTTCTGCTGGGCCTGAAGCAGAACCAGAGAAGTGGCCGGGGTGGTGCCGGGGGTGCCGACCGTGTTGCCGATGGTGGCGTAGGCGTTGGCCACGTCAGCGTCGATGCTGGAGGCAAGCTGCGAGATACGCGGCTTCAGCACGCGCTCTGCGAAGTCGTCCAACTGCATCGTCAGTTCGGCGGTCGTGAAGTTCACGCCGATGTGCTTCTGGTTGGCAACGGTCAGCGTGGTGAACTGCTCGTTGTCGTCCTGCACCTGAAGGGCAGCGCCGTCCGTGACCAGAGCGCGGTCGGGCAGACGGATACGCAGGGTCGAACCGATCTTGGCGCCTTCAACAGCGAAGCTGTCGTCGTACTGGCGGTTGACGTTGCGGGTGAGCACGAGGTTGTTCTCGAGGATTTCGAGAGCCTTCCGCGTGATCATGTCGATAGTAAGAATCGAGTTAGCCATGGTGGTAGTCCCAAATTAACGGTTGCGTTGTGCCTCGTACTTCTTGATCTGCCTCATCCGTTCCGCTTCGATCCATTCCGACGTACTCATCGACTTGGTCGAACGAGGGTCGGTCGTATCATACGTCGGCGCGCCAGAAGCGCGGGCTGTGACAGGTGCAATCGGTGCCGGGGCGGTTGAAGTTTTTCTAACCGGCGGGCTTGAGGCCATGCCGGCTTCAAGTTTTCCGATCTCTTTAGCCTGCAAGATGGGCGGCAGCCGGGCAATGCGATCCGCTTCCTTTGGGTTGGAACCGAGCCAATACAGGACATCGGGGCCAATGTCGGAAGCCTGGATGCTTTGCGCCATTGTCTCCGTGACGGACAGGTTGGGGTTGTAGGCGACTTGTTCAAAGTCGTCGTACCGATCCCGCGCTGACTCCTCACGGTCGTGGTAGTTTTCAAGCAATGCCTGCTGCTGCTTGGCGGTTTCCCGCCGCGCCAACAATTCCTCCGCTTTACGTTCGGCCAAAGCCTCTGCGTAATCTTCGTAGGTGTTGAACTGGTCGGCACTCAGATCAGAAGGCGGTGCTGCCGCTTTCTGCGCTTGGGCCATTTCCAGTCGCTGGGCTTGCTCACGCTCCCACTTACGCTGTTCCCTTGCAAGCCGCTTGCCGACGATGGCGTCCAGTTCCTCCTGGGAGAAGGTCTTGGATGCTTCCTGTTCGACAGGCGTTTCCGGCGTTGTGTTTTCTTCGGGCTGGATTGCTGCCGTAGCTTCCAGTTCCGGCGCGGAGGCATCCGCTTCGTTTGGGACATTCTCGTCCATGTATAACCCCTATGGAGTTCCCGGTGAGCCTCGCCGGTACGGTTTTACTCAGACAGAGAGATTAGCAACCTTCTGCTGAAATGCCTTGATGCGCGCGTCGAGCGCGGCGGAATCTTCGTCCAGCTTGGCGCTGCGCGCGGCCAGATCAGCGGTCAGCTTGGCTTGACCGGCTTCCAGCGTTTCGCAAGCCTTCAGGCGCACAGCCAGATCAGCCTCAACGGTCTTGACTTTGTCGGCCAGCGCAGCCTCAGCGACGCTTACAGCCGCTTCGCGGTTCTTGGCGGCAGCGTTGGCAGACTTAGCGTCGCCGTTGGCTTTCACGGCGTCAGCCTTGATTGCTGCGGCTTCAGCCTTGGCGGCTTCCAGTTCCTTTGCCGCGGCGTCCCGATCCGCAAGCGCCGCTTCAGCCGCCGACAGCGCGCCCTGGCGAACCGCCAGTTCGTCGCGCAGCGCAGCCATAGCGGCCAAGTCCTTGGGAAGTTGCTTGGTGAAATACGCAACGTAGTCCACGCCGGGGGTATCGCCTGAGATGTTCATGTCGCTGCCCTTACACGTAGTAGCTGATGTTGATCTTGGCAGACGCGGTCTGCTCAATGAACTTGATCTTTTTCAGATCGCCGTCATACTGAAGCGTCACGCCAGCGGCGAGAGGCATACCCACCGAAGCCGTGGGGGCGGTGCCATCGTCGCGCCAGCGGACAGCGTTGGTTTCAGGCGTGATCAGCGCAATGGTCGGCATAGCCTTGAGGCCCGTGGAAGGGTCAACTTCCGGGATGGTCAGGCTCTGCGCGGTACTCAGCGTCGAAATTTGCTGGTAGCCCATGCAGCTTGTGATTGCCTTCAAATTGATAGCCATCAAAATCTCCTGCGTTCGGTAAACGAACGGATTTCAACAAAAAGCTCTATCCCTAGCGTGGGGGCAGGCGGGGCGCCCACCGAAATATCTACAGCTTGACCAGCGACAGAATATACCCCGTTTTGGGCGGAAAGCAAGCGCCCGAAAGATAGCGTAGCATTTTGCCCGCTCACTAGGTACGTGCCGTTGACAGCCGTAATTGTAAAGCTGTTGGGGGTTGCCGTGAAAATCACGTTCAGGTTGTTGCCGCCGTTCGTTGAGTTTACCCCAACGTAGAAACGGTTGGCCTGGTTTACGGCGATGTCCGTGACACTTAGATAGTCAATGCCGCTGGTGACGTTGGTCAGGTTAAAGTTGCGCTGGGTGCCTACAGTGCTGCTGTTGACTGTGACGACATTACCTACCGTGCCAGTGACCGACCATACATCAATGGTTGTGCCGTTAGCAGAAGCTGCAAATCTAATTGTATGAGCAACAGTTTTTGTGGATGCTAGTTCCGAAAATGTGTTAGCCCCGTCAAGAGTAAATGTAGATACGCCGGTAGCGCCGCCTATAGTCAGCTTATTAAATGAAAGGCCGCCGCCACTAAATGTTCGCGCTGTTGTGCTTGTGTTAGAGAGCAAAATATTAGCGGTGTTTTTATTAAACGTAAGGTTTGTGGTTGTGGCTGTGTTCCAAATAGTTCCGGTTCCGCCCAACGTCCACAGCCCAGACCCCATTGTTATGGTTCTGACGTTGCTGTTGCTTGAAATAAAAGAGCCGCCAATAGTTACGCTATAACCTGCGGCGTCAAAAGTCCCTTGCGTAACAGAGAAGTTACGACCCCCTGTGTTTAATGCATCCCCAAGCGTTAAAGTAATTCCGGCACCATTGACGTTTACGGCGCTAAACGACTTACCCGCAGTTGTCAGCGTGCCTGTGCCGGTAAACGCTACTGTTGCTACGTGGCTATATGTCATGCCAGCGACAAGAGTAACGCTTCCAGCTACGGTAATGCCATTTGTACCAGTAATTGTTCCGGTAAAACCAGTGCAGTTGATTGATTTTGCGCCGGTATTGCCCCCTGCAATCGTGCAAGTGCCTGTGGACAGGTTTGTAAAGAACACATCGTCAGCAGAGGTAGGAACTGACGCGCCGCCAAGACCGCCCGAAGTAGCAGACCATTTAAGGAGGGCTGTGCCATCCCAAGACGCCGTTCCGCCTACCCAATAACGGTCAGCCATTGTCGGCCTCGGTCATTTCGGGTTCAGGCGGGTTTTCAACGGCAAACAGCCAGTTATTTAACCGTTCCTGCTTCATGGCCGCAATTTGATCGTCGGTGTAGCTGTGGTCGGCTGGTAGATGCAGTGCATCGCAAAACGCGCCGTAAACGGTGTCAAACTTAAAGTCGATTTTAATGGTGGCAAGCGTCACAGCGCGTCCTTACGTGGCTTGGAAAACGCCGTTGGTCGGGTCAAGCGTGACAGTGACTGTGTCGCCTGACGCCAGCGTCTGTGAAGACCCGTAATCCCAATAGGCCACGTTTGTGCTTGTGGTGCTGTCGGTCAGGATCGCGTACCGGAACGAAAACCCGGCGCCTGACGCCGTCCATACCGCCGGGCTGGCCAAGACCAGCGTAAAGGTGCCGCCAGTTTGCGATGCTGACGTTACCGTTGCGGCGTTTCCGCCGGTTGTGTAGCCGTTTCCGTTTGCAACTTCGGTGATCGTTCCGGCAACAGCGTTGACTGCCGTTGCCAGTTTGATCACCCAGGTATCGGAACCTGAATTGATGTTTTCAAACAGATTTTCGATGGCAGGCTGAAATTTGTTGTAGGTTGCGCTAGGCATACGGCATCCTTACGCCAGAAATTTCAGCTTATACAGCGTGGAGTAGTACTGCCCAAAAATCTCGTCGATGATGTTCTGGAGCGGGGTGCATTCCTTATCGACAACCTTATAGCGCATTTCCTCCAGATCAGCCAACTGACCTTCCAGAAACTCGACCACGTTGTTGGTCTTTTTGGCCGACATCAGCGAGATCGGCCCGATCAAGCCGTACTTGCCCTGATAGGCTTCGGCAAACTTGTCCGCCAGATCGATAATGCCGTCGTAGAACTCGTTCAGCGCGATGTGCTTGGCATAGCTGCGCGTGTTCAGGTGGGCGGAATGGGTCACATCCCGCGCCAGAAACAGCATACCTACAAAGTCCGCGCACTTCATTCCATCATTCCTTCAGGCGGCTGTTCGGGCTGCATTTCGCCCATCTCTGGCATCTCAGGCTGTTCCATCTCCATGTCGGGCATCTCGCGCATCTCAGGCGCGCCGCCGATCAGGTCGCCGGTGTCCAGCGCCGCGGCGATAGTACCCATGACGATATCCTGAATCTGTTCCGGCGTCATGCTCTGCTGCATGGCGCTGATCCGCTTCGTCTCGGCGTCGTAGGCGTCCACCTGAGCCTTGTATTCCTTGATGTCCACCTCGCGCTGGGCAACGCTGTCCTGCACGTTGGAGATGATGTCCGTCATGCGGTTCAGTTCTTGCGTCATGGCCTCCAGTTGCTGCTGGGCGGCCATCATCTCAGGCGACTGATCGCCTTCCGACAGAACCTTCGGGTCAAGAATCTTCTTGAACCGCGCTGCCATCTCCTGCGCGCCCGGCCAATCCATGTTCTTGATGAACAGATCGCCGGCCACAGTCCAAAGCTGCGGGTTGGATTGCAGGATCATCGACATGGCGTCCAAGGCTTCCTGACGCTTGGTCATGTAACCTGGGCCGGTCGTGACCATCACGTCGTATGTGCCAACGCTGGGGTTGTAGACCTTTTCGATCAGCGCGCCCATCTGGTCGCGGATTTCCTTGACAGGTTCAGCCTGCGATGGGTTGAACTTGACCATATCGACTTCACCGTCAACGCCGATGATGCGGGCGATGCGCTGCGTGTCGTAAATCTTCGGGATCATGTCCACGATCTGCCGGGTGATGTGGCGGATCGCGCGGGCCAAGTTGTCGACGTAGTGGTAAGTACCCACGTCGCCCTGCTTCTCGCGGGCAAGGATGGCCTTACCAGAGCGTTCGTTGCCTTGCATCCCAAGGCTGGCGTCGTACTGGCCGGTGGTTCCCTTGATGTCGTCAGCAGCCCCCATCTTGGCCTGGATCAAGCCGGTCTGGGGCAACGGAGGAGGCGCGCGCTGGGGCAGGGGGAGGACAGCCCCGGCTCCATCCGTCACGTCGGGATTGACCTCCAAATACGGCCAATTGGTCGTATTGGCGGTCTTCCACTGCATTTCGTAGCCTTCGAACTGGCCGCCATAGCCAATGAAGGGTGCCTTGGGAGCCAGCGCCAGCATCTCGGCTTCTTGGCTCGTCCAATAGTTGTACATGCGCTGGGCGTCCTTGGCGTTCCGCACAAGGCCGCTGATGTACATCTGGCCGTCAACTTCCCACTCGTTGCCGATGACGCGCACGACCGGAATCCACTTGCCGGCCCACTCGCGCTCTTGCAGCACGTCGAAGCCGTTGGTCTTCATCCACATGACCTTCTTGCGGTCAACTTCGCGGCTGCGGATCGGCTTGCCGAACATGGCCGTAAGCTGCTTGTCCTGCGGCGTGCCGCGGTAGGCAGTCTGGTTGTCCGGGTACAGGTGCAGCGTGGCTTTTTCGTAGGTGTTGTAGAAATATTCCGCGATGCGGATCGTGTCTTCCTGAAGCCACGACGAAATGCCCTGATCGCCGACGCCCTGGCTGTACAGCGTGCTGATCGGCGTCGCGTCCGGGAACATTCGCTCGTATTCTTCTTTGAGGATGTCTTCGGTGATGAAGCACCACTCAGCGTCGGCGCCGCACGGGTCTTGGATCGTCGGGTCCATGTAGACGCTGAACGAGTTGCGGACGCGCCCGATGCGGATGTCCTGATCGAACGTCTCGTCGTTGCAGTATTCCGTCAGCAGGCGGATGTAGCCCTCGCCGTAGGTCACCTGGTTGTCGCAGGCGGTGTCGTAGGCCACGTCGGCGTCGGACATATACTCGATATGCCGCACCACGCCGTTAAAAATCTCAGCGACTTGCACGTCGGCGTTGTCGTCCGCGGGGATGACCTTGCCGCTGGGCCGGTTCTGGCGCTGCTCGTTCGTCACCTGACGGACGTGCTGCGGCAGCTTGTTGATCGTCAGGCACGGACGCGCGTTAATCGTCTGGCCCTGCACCGACCCGCGGGTCGCCAGCACGTCGGCGGGCCACTGCCACTGGTTGTCAGGGCTGCCGGCCATGAACCGCAGATCGTCCAGTTCGTCCTCACGGCTGTCCGAATACGCCGACTGCGCCATCTTCAGGCGGTGGCGCATGGTCGCCATCTTGTCGTCGTCGCGCGCAGGCACCTTCTCTGGGTTTGACCCCACGTTGGCGACCTGACCCGCCTTCTGAATGCCTGTGGGGTCGGCCATATGCTTACTTCTTACCCTTTTTGGCCGCTTCGCGCTTGACGCTGTAGGCGATAGCTACAGCCTGTTTGACCGGCTTACCAGCCTTCACTTCCGCCTTGATGTTTTTGCGGAACGCCTCTTTGCCGGTGGATTTGGACAAAGGCATCTTACTTGCCCTTCTTCATGGGCGTTTCACGCATCTTGGTGGTGATGCTGATAATGTCCTTGCCACCCGGCATGGGCTTACGCGCCAGCGGGATCGCGTCGATTTCGGCCTTCGGCTTGGGCATTTTCAGGCCCATCGGCGTCTTCATGGGGGTCATGCGGCGCATCATTTGCCCTTTTTAGCTGTTTTGGCGCTCTCTTTGAACGCTTTTGCAGTCGGGGCGCCCTTGGCGCCCGGTTTACGCATCTTTTCGCCAGAACCGGCGGCAATCCGTTCTTTTTTGGCATGAATTGCCGCATATAAACCTTTAGATTTAGTCATTTATACGCCCCTACACAGAGGTTAAGGTTGTCATCCCCAAGAAATTGCGCGACATCGGTGCAGAGCGCGTAAAAATCTTCAAACCCAAAATCGGACTTCATGCGGTTGATGGCTTGGCATACCAAAATTGTGTTAGAAGGTACATACCCTTCGCTACTGTCAATCCGCTCTATAGAAACAGTGTTAAGGCACCCTGCTTCAAGCGTCATGTCGCGCCCGCTATAAGCGCAAACAGCGTTTTGAGAGCGCCAGCAATCAACAATATCGCTTACAGTTAAACAAAATGGTTGCTCGCGTTTTGCAGCGCTTTTTCTCGCATTTTGCAAAAAGATTTTAGCGCGTCCTTCAATCGTGGTGTTAATTTTAGCCCGTGATTTTGCATTTCCTAAATTGCAGCAGGGTTTGCACCAGCTATGGTAACCATCTTGCGTTTGGTTGTGCTTAAAAAACTCGGTTGTAGGCCGTGTTTCTTTGCAGCGAAAACACGTCTTCATGAGCATTTCCACCGTTTGAGGCTGGCTTTGGCACGTTCGCCATCCTTAGCCTTAGCTGCAACCGCGCCCATACGCGCACAAAAACTGGCCTTACGCCCTACGTCCGCCTTGGTCTTGGGGTTGGGCGCCGGCGGCTTCAGGTTCGACCCGGTCTCGCGGTTGTACTTCTCGCGGCCCTTGGCCGTCAGTCCCGCACCCTTGGACGCGGGGAGCTTTTCCCCACGACCCACGGCCAACGAAACAGACTTTTTCTTGTCGGCCATCTGATTAACTGCCCATCCAAGAAGTAGCAACTCCGCCGGGAGAATATCCGCCTCCGCGTTTCTTGTCAACGCGCCCTTCGCGGTGCGCCACTGGGAACGCGAACGTCACCGCGATGGCGTCGGCAGCGTCGGGTGACGCCAGCCCGCGGGCCTTCATGTCCTTCTTGGACTCAAGGAACAGCGTCCCCTTGCTGTCCGGCTTCGTCTTCGGCCCGATCAGGTCAGACTTCAGGAAGCGGTCGTTTGGCACGCTGGCCGTCTTGAGCCAGTCGCGCATCGCGCCCCACATCTCAGCCCGCTTGTTGCCGTACATAAGTTGCTTCTGCGCCTTGTTGCCGAAGTTGACCCCGCGCACCTTGTACCGCTGCTCCTTTAGCCGATCCACGACGCCTGCACCCAGGCCGCCCTCATCGACGACGGTTAGCGCGGGCTTGTATTCTTCAATGGCCTCGATGACGTGCCCGACCACTTCCATCGTGTCAGCCCCGCGCAGCCGCTTGATGTCGATCAGGTCGCGTCCCTGCCGCACCGCGATGACGGTGGCGTCCGACCCGAACCGCGCCGGATCGACGCCGATGGTGATCGGCGCCGTCTCGTCCTTGTGCTTGGGCCGCTTCATGGCGTCGTCCACCAGATTGACCGGGATGAACTGGTCGTCGCCTTCTGACGGAAACTGACCGTACACTTCCACGTTGGCCTGGTAGCTGTCGGCGCCGTACTCGTCGATGATGCGCTGGTACAGGTTCTTGTCGGTTCCCTCGACATCGCGCGCGTCGATGTTGCTTGTGCGCCAGAAGCTGCGCTTGCTGTTGAACGTCTCGTAGAAGTAGCCGGTGTTGCGCCGCGGGTTGGAGAACGCGACGTGAAAGCGGTGCGGCGTGTTTTCCGTGAAGAAGCCGTCCGACACCGACCAGATGCTGTCGGGGATACCGGACGCTTCGTCAAAGATCAGCATCACGCCATCCCAGTTGTGAACCCCGGCGTAGGCGTCCGGGTTCTCCTCCGACCACAGCCGGCCCTCGACGGCCCAGTAGCGCGTGCCTTTCTTGAGGTCGCGCTCGACCAGTTCCGTGATCCACTTGGCCGGCATGATGCGCGTCGCGGCGATCTCGAACCAGTGGCTGTTCAGCGCCATCGCCAGCCACTTGGTGATCTCGGCCCAAGTCACCGAGCGCAACTGCGCCTCGGAGTTAGCCGACACGATGGTCGTGCTGCCGATGCGCGTGGACAGCATCCAATGCACTAGCCAACTGACCAGCGCCGACTTGCCGATACCGCGGCCTGACGCTACCGCCTTGCGGAAGGTGTCGTAGTCCACCTTGCCTTGGTTGTCCTTGATGTGGTCGCGCAGGGTTCCCAGCACGTCGCGCTGCCATTTGCGCGGCCCTTTGAAATGCTCCAGCGGCGTACCCGGCTCACCCCACGGGTAGGTCAGCAGCACGAACGCCAGCGGGTCATCCTTGATCGTCGGCGACCACAGCCGACTCATCAATTCCATTTCCTCGGCTGCTGAGTAGATTGGCTGCTGCATAGTGGGTGTCGTCCTTTAACGGCGTCAGTTCGGTGTACAGGCCCTCGATGACGCGCGTCTGCGCCCGCTCTAGTGCGCCGGTGATGCTGATCTGCTGGTCGATGTTCACGTCGATCTGCTGCTTGGCGACCCAGCCGTGCTGGTGCTTGAGGATGTCGAGCGCGGCCCTGGCGTCGCCGTTGGCGGCGGCGTGGTACATCGTTTTGGCGGCGGACAGTTCGCCGTCAGCGCGGCCCTTCATTTCAGCGACCTCGACCAGCGGGTCAAACTCAGACAGGCGCCGAAACTGCTTCGGCGTCAGCCCGGCAGCCAACGCCAGACTGTCGCCTTTCAGGCCATAGCGCGCGGCTTCGTAGATCGCCTCCAAGCGCGCCTCGGTGGCTTCTGGGCGTTCGGGTGCGAACGGCAGGGAATAGAAGGTCATGGTGCCATAATAGATGACGCGGGTGGCGCGGGCAAGGCTGCACTAAACTGTGTTGCGTAAAAATAAAAAATAAAAAATTGTTTGCGG